TGCAGAGAAAGAAACAAACGATAATGATTGAAATAAAGTAGAGTTTGCATTGGCTGCATTAAATGCTGCAAAACTATAACTCACAGCACCTAACTGTGTATTCTTATGTAATTCAATACTATCAGTAGGAAATAGATTAACTAAAGAAGTTTTATCAACATCAGTGTTTACTGAACTTACTACCGCTGATGTTCCAGGCGCACTTATATTGATAATGGTATTTGGGTTTGGTCTGTAACCATAACCACCATTAACTACTGAAATAGATTTAATTGAACCAGATGTTACTGAACCTACTTTTGCTATAGCACCTACACCATTCGCATCAGATAACCCACCATAAACAACAACAGGATCACCTACATTATAATATTTTCCTCTATTATTCGGGTCAACTACAATTTCATAAACATGACCTAAGATTTTTGCTCTTAGGTTTTCTCCATCAATAATAATATCTTGATTGAAATCATTAACTATTCTGATATATTCACCAGAACGGAATGACCTCTGTAGGTTTGATATGAATATTTTTATTCTATTACCTTCAACTACTGAATTTTCAATAGTCGCTAATGACTTAGATTCTTCTCCAAAAATTCTATAGTTTTTTGTATCTAAAAATCTAAGATCATTTGTAAGTAAATTTATATATCTTTCAATATACCAAACACCATCGGATGCTCTTAGGATTTGATCTTTGGTAAAGTATATGTCTATATCTGAATTATATAATACACGGAATAATAATTTATAAGCGGATAACGTTCCTTTTGATTGATATAATTCCTTTGCAAATTTTACTGCTGTTCTTTTATCTACTAAAATTTCTTCGGGGAAATACTGTAAGAATTCATTGGTAAAATAACTTATAAATTGATCTGTAGTTTTGTCTATATCTGCATAATTTAATAAGTTTTTTGCTCTATCTGTTACGTTTCCTTCCTGTTCTAACCATTCATAATATGATTGCAAGAAAGCAACAAAATTATCATAAGAAGGGTCATCCCGAATATATTCAGGAATCTGACTAGGAATCAGTAACGATGTTTTGTTATAATTAGTAGCCATTTACTTTTTTGTAGATACGTTAACAACAATTGATTGTGGGTCGTATTGATCTATTGTTATAATTCTATTATAAGATGATGAAATAATTGAAGTTGTTGGAGATGCAGACATGGTTAATTTACCAAATGGATCATCGACTTCTATAGGGTTGAATGAATCTAAAGTAAGTACCCCATTTATATAATCTATTGTACCTGCATTTGCATTTAGAATAGTTTTTGCATTTAGTGTGTTATAGTAATAGGTTCTCAATGTTCCATATTTACCTTCCAAATTGGCAATTGCTGCACCAGATTGTCCAGTAGTATCATACGATTGTGCAGTTATTTGCACAAGAGCATCGGTATAACCACTACCTGGGGTTAAAACATTGATTGCAGATAATGAACCGTTAATATCTATAACTGCTTCTGCGGTGGCTCCTGAACCGTTTCCTATAATGGTTACGGTTGGTGCAACCAGATAACTAAAACCTGGATTTGTAATGTAGATAGATTCAATACCACCAGTAGAGGAAGGTATTTCTTCAATCAATACACCAGTGATAATTTTAGTTGAATCATTAGGGTCAACGAATTGTAGAGTCGGTGAACTATTAACCCCACTTTGGAACATACCCTTTTGTATAGGAACACCATAATGCAATTTATATGATTTGGTTTCGGTGATGCTTGGGTAAAACTTTTTCTGTAACTGTATTGTTACTTCACTTGCAACAATTGAAGGACTTGAACTGGATATAGATGCAGTTAAATCACTAGGAACAAACGTAGAATTAAATGTATTTAATGTAGAATTACCGAAATTTATAATAGTTTGTTTAACTAAGTTTTTGATCTGTGAAGAATTTAATGTAGTTTTACTTGTGTCGTATGTTACATTAACGGTAACTTTGATGAAATTATAATCTGGGTCAACAATACTTGGTTCTACAGTCATAACAGATAAAGGTTTAATAACATCTTGAATCAATTTTTCTTTTTGTGCATCTGTTATTAGATACCCACTAGTAGGTTTCATGCAAATAAAGGTTTTACCATATACTGGTGGGTCATTTTCTTGACCGCCCCATACATTTACTGCATCGAAGGTTAACCCTATTTTGTTTTGATTTATGATTGTAATATAATCATCTTTTGTGACCGCACGATTTTGTGCAGAAAATGATTTAGGTGATTGATATTTTATAGAGTCAATGGTTTCTTTTTCACTACCATTATATGCGGCAATTACTGGAATAACATTGGTTACATTGAAACCATTTATAGAATCCATTAATGTAAAGTTATTAGCACCTGAAGATAAACTACCTTGTGTCATAATATAACTAACATTGACAATGTTTCCGTCTGTTAGTTTTTTGCCTAATAGTCCATCACCGAAAATTATTTCATAGTTTCCATTTAATGATTCTTGCAAAAAGAATACTCTACTAGTATTATCAATATTCAAATAACTGTCTGACATTGTGTATATGTCATAACTGGTATTTGTTGAAGATTGTTGTACAGTAACCAGAATGGTAGATGTGTCTATTGTATTGTCTGGCAATTCAAATGTATAGGTTGGGTTGGTAGTACCATTAACAACAAATCTATAAGTGGTAGATAGACCCTGTTTAAGTAGAATATTAGAAAAGGTTGCAACACCTTCAACAACATCGGCAGTGGTTGATGTGGTAGTTAAAAAGTTATAGTTAACCCCTTCAACGGATTCTGATAGGAAATTAGTATAAGATGGTAGTGTTACACTAGAATCTGATGTATTAGTTGTGGTGATGTTTACATAAGCACCGGGTGCAGTATATGACTTTGGTGTATAACCTAATACTTTTGCATGAGAAACTACTGATGATCTCTGAATAGAAGAATCCAGAAACATTTCATTAGCAACCATATTCAAATAGAATGCGTTATATTGTGTATTGTACGATAATACATCTAATAGTGTGGATAACCCAGAACCCTCAAAATTATAATCTTTAAACTTATCTTGAGATTGAAGGAATGTTTTTAGGTTGTTTTTAATTGTATTAAAATCTAACCCAACTAGGGACATTTGTGAATTAGCACCAGCCATTTGTTACCTTGCTCTCTTTAATACTAGTTGAATGCCAGTTGGGGTAGTGTTATTTCCTATGTAAAAGAATAACGATACATTATAACCATTCTGGTCTGGATATGCTACTACATCTATAGTTGCAATCCTGGCTCGTGGTTCCCAGTTGTTTATTGTTCTTGTTATTTCGTCTTGTAACAAACTCGCCGTTAATGGTGTAATCGGTTCAAATAAAAGACCATCAACATTAGAACCTATCGTTGGGTTCCATAACTTCTCATTGGGTTTAGTCAATAACAAATTTTTAATAGAGCGAATTACCGCTTGATCGTCATAAGATAACGATACATCTTTGGTTCCAGGTTGAGGGGTAAACCTCAAATCTAAATCCGAATATATTTTTTGTAATTGTGCCATCTGTTATTTATATGTGATTTGTTTAAGTTCATGTGATTGGTGCAGAAGTTGGTGAACCCGGTGATGTTGATGTGTGAGTATGTGTATTGAATGTAGTTATACTACTCACAAAATCTGATGCTGTGACAATTCCAGTCGCAGTTATTGCTGCACCGGCTGTTAATAAACCTCCAATACCACCAACACCCAACACTGACAAATACCCTGTTGTTTGTAGACTTTCTGTTGCAAAAACATTTATACCTGCATTTAAATTTCCAAAAGCAGTAATACTTTGTCTACATAAAATATCACCACGAACATTTAAATTGGCATTAACATTTACTGAAGTAACAGCATTCAAATCTATATTATCTGCGGTAATGATAACTGATTTACCTACTGCCGAAGTTATACTAGTGTCTCCTTCACACACCTGTGTTAAATTACCCGACACTACTTGGTCTGCATTACCTTTTATTTTAGTGAATGCATTACCATCGACTTGAATATTTGCATTACCGTTAATAGTGATATTACAATCACCAGATATAGAAACATTTTTGTCTTTTAATATTATTTCAAACCCATTACCTAAAATCTTATTAACAACATTACCTTTGGGGTGAAATTCTACAAAAGAACCATCTCTATGTTGAATTCTAATTCTTTCTCTATCAGGTGAATCATCCATTTCAAAAGAATGACCCGATGCAGTTGCGGTTGCATTATTGTATGGGTATGTTGGTGGGTTGGCAGTATTAGCAACTGATTCTGGTTCAATCCAAGCAGTCATTATTTAACACCCATTTTTCTTTTTAATTCTTCCATAGCTATATGGTTTTCTGCTACTTTTTTTAAATCTATATTATGAATAATGTCTAAAGTACTGTTAATAGATTTCTTAACTGCATCTACTAATTCTTTTGTCTGTGGGTCTAGTTCTTTTTCGTTCATAATTATGATGTTTGTGTTGTTGTATTTGCAATACTAGTATTAACTGCATCAACTGTTAACTGTATTGTTTGACTTAATAACCCTTGCGCTGAAACCAAACAATTTTTAACTACCTCTAATAATTTTTCAGGTAAGGATAGAATAAAATCAATTAGTTGTTGAATTGCTTGGATTAATTGTTGAACTTCGGTAATTATATATTTTATAAAATCAACTGCTTTTTTAATTTCATTCACAACAAAATTGATTGCATCTATTACTTTTTTTACGGTTTCTATTACTGGGGATACTGATTCAGTTATCCATGCAGATAACTCTGCTGCTCTGGTAGTTTCTATCAAAGACCTTGCTTGAAATGTTGTACCAAAAATAATGAATTTTCCATCAATAGTAACATCACAACAATGAGCTAAATCAGAGTTGGCAATATCAATGTTGGTGTTTGCAATTACTCCTTGAACATATTTGTTCAAAGATGAACCCGGTTCTTGATACCAAGGAGAACTATTAACTCCTTGTGGTTTATTTGGTGTGGTGTTAGATGTTGCCATATTATTATTTTATATACGGTAAAAGACCAAACATTACAGGAAATTGAGCATTTTCACCATCTAAGAAGAAACCAACTACCCAATCATCTGTTTTTAAACAACCCCAAGAATTGGGGCTATTAATAGATAACATTTGTTGAGACCAAGGTAAATCATCTGTTGGTAATAGGGATTTATTATCAGTGTGCCATCCAAAAATTCTAACTTTACAACGTCCATTTTTTAATGGGTCATTTATATCTTCTATTACACCAATCCACCAAACAAACCCACTAAGACCCATGAAATTATTTCTATCTATCATTTTTGACTACCTTTCACTAAATCTTTCCATCCAGAATCATCTGGATTTATACCAGAGTAATTGATTGCATTACTATCTTTACAAATTTCCAATATCGTGAAAAACGTTGTAGGAGAAATAACATGGCGCATTGCACTTATTATATATCTTCCAGAAAGAAATGGGTCTGTTGTTCTTTCTTTCGGAGAATCTGCATTTGAATTATTCAAAATACCGGACATATGAGATACACCAGCAACATTTAATGATATAACCATACCCGCAACTAAATTTACATTTCCTGGTATAGTTATTTTTAAACGATTATAATTTGCAAGAGCTATCTGTGCTACTCTATTTGGTAAGTATTTTTCTACAAAGAAATCATTAGATACAGAACCAGGTGAATTTTTAATATAGTCTACATTACCTTCAACAGAATTGGATACACATAATCTTAATGTACTGGATTCTAAATCCTTTGGAGCACTATCGAATGATTGTTTACCTAACCTATCT